GGCGAATGTCAAACCCCGGTTACGGAGACATCTGTTCGGCAGAAGATTTCGAGTCGGCAGTCAGGCGAACACCTGAGCCAGAGTTCCGCACCAAGCGTTGCGGGCAATGGGTATCGTCAGCGGTGTCATGGTTGCCGTCAGGTTCTTGGGAATCCTGTGAAGCACCGCTCGACCTGACAGACAAGCAATACATCATTGGCTTTGACGGATCGTTCTCAGGTGACTCGACAGTCCTAGTCGGTGCAACAGTAGAAGACGAACCGCAAGTCTTTATGATTCAGGCATGGGAAAAAGACCCAAACATCCATGACGCTACTTGGCGTGTTGACATCCTGCAGGTCGAGAACAAGATTCGAGAGTTTGTCACCGCTAACCCGAAAGTCAAAGAAATAGTCTGCGACCCTTACCGCTGGCAAAGGTCCATGCAGGTTCTCGCCGAGGAAGGCTACCCCATAGTGGAGTATCCATCCACCAATGCAAGACGTATGGTCCCCGCCTGCGCCAAGTTCTTTGACGCTGTAGTTGACAAGAAGCTCAGACATGACGGAGACCCGCTACTGGCTCGCCATCTGTCAAACGCAGTAGTGAAAACCGACAATCTAGGAGTCAGGATAGTGAAAGAAAATAGAGCATCATCACGCCGTATTGACGCAGCAGTCGCAGCGGTGATAGCAGTAGATAGAGCCTTACAGGTTAGAATAGAACCCGAACAACTAACTCCGGGTGTCTATGTCTTCTAAATTGGTCACAGCTCTACAGGTTGCAGGGGCAATTGCCATAAGTGTCGGGGTTGGTCTTATTTTTATCCCTGCGGGAATCATTGTCGGTGGAGTCTTTTCCATCCTCTTCGGCATAGCTATTGAGAGGCGTTGATGCTAGGAAACATTTTCGAGAAGCGAGCAGTAACCCCTAACAGCCTTTGGGGTGCTGGTCTTGACTTTGAGCTTCAGAACAACTCAGGCACTTTCATTGACGAAGACAATGTCTACAAACTCGCAGGCGTGTCGGCTGCCATCTCGCTGATCGCTGGAACAATCTCAACCCTGCCGATGGATGCTTGGGTTCGCAGAGACGGACAGAAACTTCTGATGAGGCCGAAGCCTGACTGGGTGAACCGACCTGACATTTCTTTCGTTGACCGCACTCCATTCATCAGCTCAATCATCGCTTCCCTGATGCTTGACGGCAATGCTTTCGTTCGTGTCTTCAGAGACGAAGAAGGCTTCCCAATCAACCTAATGGTTCTCAACCCAACCAAGATTGAGGTCAAGCGCAATCGCAATGGTCGAGTCATGTTCACTTACGAAGAAGACCAGAAGACTTATACCTCTGACGAAATCCTGCACATTGTCGAATCAGTCATGCGACCCGGCGCAATCCGAGGCGTTTCAAGAGTTGAGGCGATGAAGGAAGCTCTCGGTCTAGGACTTGCTCTCGACTCATACGCTCAGCGGTTCTTCGGACAAGGCGCATCGGGCAACTACGCTCTAGTAACACCACAGTCGCTCACAGAGGATCAGGCGAAGCTTCTGGCGAAGTCGGTTGACGCTCGACATGGCGGTTGGAGAAAAGCTCACAAGACAATCGTTCTTCACTCAGGTCTTGACATCAAAGACATCGGCATCAACCCGGAAGAGTCTCAGCTACTCGACTCACGCAGAATGTTTATCGAAGACCTCTGCCGAATCTGGAACATCCCATCTCACCTGATGAACCTGCCGGGGACTAACACTTACTCAAGCATTGAGCAGACTTCCATTGAGTTCGTGACCCACACTCTCAGACCTTATGTTGCAATCATCGAGAACTCACTTTCAACTTTGCTTCAGGTCTATCCAAACGGACAGGGCGCATTTGTTGAATTCAACATGAACAGCCTGCTCCGAGGCGATGCACAGTCTCGCTTCTCTGCCTACTCGCAAGGAATCCAAGCTGGCATCCTGACAACCAATGACGCTCGTGTCGCAGAAGGCCTGTCAAAGATTGACGGCGGAGACATCCTTAGAGTGCCACTTGCGAATGTGAACATTGACGCAGCTGACCTATCTGCAACCGACAGGCGTGTTGCGATGGCGCAAAAACTTATCAACTCAGGTTTTGACCCTGCCGAGAGCCTTGCAGCTATGGGCTTGCCACCGATCGCACACACAGGCGTTCCAAGCGTTCAGCTTCAGGGTGTCGCACAGATCAACCCAGCCGACCCAACATCTGTTTACCCGGAGGGATAATGCAAGCACCTGCAACGCTAAACCTAAACTGCTGGCAAGGCGCATCTTTTGATTACAACCTGACATGGACTTTGAACGGAACAGCCGTCAACCTGACTGGCTACTCTGCAAGGATGCAGGTAAGAGAAAGCTATGACGCTCACACCGCTGTCATTAGCTTGACATCTGGAACTGGCATCACACTCGGCGGAACTTCAGGCTCAATCCTGCTTGACATCTCCGCTGCTACAACCGCAGGCGTTCCCTCTGGTCCCTATGTCTATGACCTAGAGCTAGTGACATCAGGAGGTTATGTCACTCGCCTACTAGAAGGCAACTTCAATGTTGACCCAGAGGTAACTCGTTGAGCGTAATCACAGTCACAAGTGGCACAAGCATTGTTCAAGTCACTGCACCGAATACCGCAACCATAACCACTAGCGGAACATTCAGCGCAACTGTCAATCAGAACCAAGCCACACTTGTAGACAACATCATCGGCGCAACTGCAATCGCCGAGCCTGCTTACATCCAGTTCAATGTCAATTCAGTCCCTTCTATTGCAGTTGGTCGCATCGGTTGGAATGACGCAGACAAGACACTTGAACTAGGCATGACTCCGACTGTCAATCAGAATGTCGGGCAAGAACTTTTCATCTTGGCAAAGTCTTCGGATAACACTGAGCGCACTAAAGGCAAGGCTGTCTATGTCACAGGATCAGACGGCAACAACAAACTTGTCTCCTACGCTCAGGCAAACTCAGAGGTCACTAGCTCAAAGACCATCGCAGTTATGGCAGAGACAATTAGCGGCGGAAGCAAAGGATTCGCTGCCAGCTTTGGACTTGTCAGAAACATAAACACCAACGGACTAACCGAAGGCGCAGCAGTTTGGCTTTCTCCAACAGTCCCCGGCGGTCTAACTTCTACAAAGCCAGTCCCACCAAATAACTCAGTCTTTATTGGCTATTGCGTTAGGGCCAACCAGAACAATGGTGTTCTGTTTGTCAACATTCAGAACGGATACGAACTAGACGAACTTCACAATGTCAAGTTCAATGGTCTAACCGATGGGCAGTCGCTTGTTTATGATTCGGCAACACAGCTTTGGGTGAATGAAACAGTCTTAGGCCAGCCAACAGTTCTATCGGTTGGAACAGTTACAAGCGGAACAGCCGCAGCGGTAACAGTTACAGGCACAGCACCATCGCAGACTTTGAACTTTGTTTTGCCGAAAGGTGACAAGGGCGATACCGGAGCAACAGGCGCAACTGGAGCTAACGGCGCAACTGGCCCTCAAGGTATTCAAGGACTAAAAGGAGATAAGGGTGACAAGGGGGACACAGGCAACACAGGTCCAACAGGTGCAACAGGCGCAACCGGACCTCAAGGATCACAAGGTATTCAGGGCGAGCAAGGTATTCAGGGACTCAAGGGTGACAAAGGCGATAAGGGTGACACAGGTGATACTGGTCCGGCTGGCCCTACTGGTCCTACTGGCGCAACAGGCGCACAAGGCCCACAAGGTATTGAGGGAGAAACTGGACCTGCTGGACCAACAGGAGCAACAGGAGCAACAGGAGCAACAGGAGCGACAGGAGCAACAGGACCGACAGGCGCAACCGGACCACAAGGCGCAACTGGAGCGACTGGACCACAAGGACCTGCTGGAGTTGTAGCCGCAACATCGCCGATTGTTTACAACGCTGAAACTCAAACGATTAGCATCAACACAACCGCAGGCGGCATCACAATAAACGGAACAGCGGTTGCACTAGGGGGAACAATAACTGTGAATGCGAGGCTCGGCTAATGCCATACTTCATAACTGACCAATCACCTGACTGCTCAGGTTGGGCAACTGTAAAAGAAGACGGCGAAGTGATCGGCTGTCACACAACCAAGCAAGATGCCATTGATCAGATGGTCGCTGTCTCAATCTCGGAGGGCATCGAACCCGGTGGAGAGAGAGCAAGACCAAACGAGCTTGAGGTTGGCGATTATGTTTCTTGGAACACATCGGGAGGTCGAGCTAGAGGCGAGATTGTTCAAATTGAGCGAGACGGAACAATAAATGTTCCAGACTCATCATTCACAATCACAGGCACTCCCGATGACCCTGCTGCTTTGATTCAGGTTTACCAAAGAGTCGAGGGCGGTTGGGATGACACCGATGTCTATGTCGGACACAAGTTCTCAACGCTGACAAAGATTGACTCGCTACCAGAACCAATGGATGAGCCAGAAGACGATGAAGACGATGACGAGGTTCGTCAGGTTGACCTGACTGCCCCTGCCTACATGAGAGCATCTGCTCGCAGAGGTTTGCAATGGTATGAAGAGGGGCTTGGCGGTGACGGATTAGTTGACCGCACAATCAGAGAAGCTCGACAGATGGCTGAGGGCAATGTCTCCGCCGACAAGTGGGTTCGGATTGCAGCTTGGATTGCAAGACACTTGGGAGATTTAGATTCACCTGATGCCAACCCTTCATCAGAAAACTTCCCATCACCCGGAGTTGTTGCAATGGCTCTATGGGGTGGCGGAACAACTAAGCGATCTGCGAGACGAGCGATGGCTTATGCAGAAGGTGTAAAGACTAGACTAGAAGCCGAGCAAGAGAGAGCAAACATGAAGCAAGAAACCAGAAACTTTGACGCCGACTTTGAGCTAAGAGCCGAGGGCGATGGCATGACCTTCATTGGTTACGCTGCAAAGTTCAACTCCCCATCAGAAGACTTGGGTGGCTTTGTCGAGACAATCGAAGCTGGCGCATTCCGCCGCTCGCTACGCTCTCGCAATGATGTCAAGCTGTTGGTCAATCACGACACAGGTAGAGTTCTTGCATCCACTCGCTCAGGCACAATGAAGCTCTATGAGGACGAGGTTGGACTCAGGGTAGAAGCAAGCCTGCCAAACACTTCCGATGGTCGAGACATGGCTGAGCTACTCCGCCGAGGAGACCTAAACAAGATGAGCTTTGGCTTCTCAGTTATCAAAGACTCATGGAATCAAGAGATGACACAGCGCACTCTAAAGAGCGTTCGTTTGTTCGAGACAAGCATTGTCGCTTTTCCTGCTTACGCTGCAACCGAGGCAATGGTTCGCTCACTCGACAAGGTAGCAACTAGAGCGCAGGTTGACGCAGATGCTTTGGCTGATGCAGTTCTCAAGCTAGAGGAAGGCTCTGATTTGTCAGACACCGAGGCAGAACTAAT